CAAGGCTTACCGAGCAACACATTTTGGGTTGTCGCCGGTATCCCCGGCGTCGGCTGGCGTTATGTCTGCGTCGATCCGTCGCTCGTTGCCGGCACGCCGCTGCCGCCGGCTCCGGCGCCGAAGGGCTAGCCGGCGATGAGCTTCCGCGAACGGCTCGGCCTCTGGTTGCTCGGTTCGCCGGGACAACCGGCCGCGCCGATCGCGACCGAGACGAAAGCGGACGCTGCGGTCACTTCAACCCTTGGCGGGTTGGGCTGGCCGCAGCCGATGCTGTATGCCGCGCTTGGCGGCTACGCGAGCAATACCGGCGTTCCCGTTACCCCGTTCACCGCGCTCCAATCCGCCGCCGTCTATGCCTGCATTCGCGCGATCTCGCAGGATATCGCCATGCTCGCGCCGTTCGTCCGACGCCGGCTGGTTGGCGGCGGTTATCAACGCATGCCGCAACATCCGCTTAACAAGCTGTTCCGCCGGCCGAACCGCTGGCAGACATGGTTTGAATTTATCGGCTACGCGGTAAGCTCGATCTGCCTCCGGGGTAATTCGTTCGTCGTGATCGAGCGCGACAAGGATGCCAATCCGATAGAGCTTGTCCCGATCGCGCCGGATCGCTGCACGATCATGCTCACCGAGGACGGCGAACTTTGGTATCGGGTCAATTCGCGCCGGATCGGCATGGGCATCCTGATACCGCCCGACGACATGATCCACATTAAGAATATTTCGATGGATGGCTATGTCGGCGTCTCGCCGATCGCAATCGCGCAGGACGTGATCGGTCTCGCGCTCGCGACGCAACAACACGGCGGCGTCCTGTTCCGCCAAGGCGGTCAGATCGGCGGCGTGATCTCGCATCCCGGCAAGCTATCGAAAGAGGCGTCGGACCGGATCGCCAATAGCTGGCGCGAGACGCATAGCGGCGTCCAGAACGCGCATAAGGCGGCGATCCTCGAGGAAGGGATGCAATTCAACAAGATTGCGATCACCAACGAGGAAGCGCAATTCTTGGAGACGCGCCGCTTCCAGGTGGTTGACATATGCCGGTTGTATGGCGTTCCGCCGCACCGGCTCGGCGAGCTTGACAAGGCCACCTTGAATAATATTGAGCAGCAGAATCAGCAATACGTCGATAGCGCGCTCAAGCCGACCGCGCGGTTGATCGAGCAGCTATTCGACCACCACCTTCTGTTCGACGATGAACGCTCGATCCTCGAATGCAAATTCGACTTCGACGACATGACGCGCGGCGATCTCCTAACGCGCTATCAGGCTTACCAAGTCGGCACGCTCAACGGCTGGCTAAACCGCAACGAGGTCCGCGCCCGCGAGAACATGAATCCGATCGAGGACGGTCACGGCGACGAATACCGCGTCCCGCTCAACACCGCGGTGCCGGGGACCGCGCTCGATCCGGCGACGGCCGCGCCGAGCGAGACCGCGCCGAAGCCCGCCGCGACGCCGACCAAGCCGGAGCCAGGGGGGACCGAGTGATGCAAGAGCGCGCGATTGTTTACTTCGTCGTCGCTTGGCTCGCGTGCTGGCTGGTCGATCTGATCGTGATCGTCGTGCGCGGTCCCGTCCTGATCGATCCGATTCTAAAGCTGGTGATCGTCCTGTTGTGTCTTGCGGTGGTCCTGATCGGTCTGTCGCGGCATGGCTGGCTGTTTGCGGGATAATCGAGATGCAGATCGTAAGCGCAACGCACTTCAAGACGATCAACCGGGGCCGCAACGTCACCCGCGCCGCGATCGGCCTCCGCAAGCAAATGATCGGACCGGCCGCAACGATTAGCAGCGGAGGCGTTCGCGTGCTCCGCTTTACCATCTCGACCGATAGCGTTGACCGCGAGCAGGACCGGATCGCGCTCGCCGGCTGGGACCTCGCGAACTTCAAGCGCAACCCGGTTGTCCTCTGGGGCCATGACGCGAGCCGGTTGCCGATCGGCCGCGCGTTCGATGTCGCGATCGAGGGTGGCGCGCTCAAAGCGTCGGTCGAGTTCATTCCCGACGATACGCCGGAAGGCGGTCAGTTCGCGGAGTCGGTTTACCGGCTCGCGCGCGGCGGCTTTATCGCCGCGACCTCGGTCGGCTTCCGGCCGACCAAATGGGACTACACGCGCGACGCATCACGCGGCGCCGATGATTGGTTCCCCGGTATCGACTTCGAGGAACAGGAGTTGGTCGAGCTTTCGATCGTAACCGTTCCGGCGAACCCGGAAGCGCTGATCGAGGCACCAGGCCCCGGCGAGGGCACCGCAATCGCAACGCCGAACCCGGACACGGGCGAGGAACTAACCGCCTACAATCAAGAATTAACAAGAGCACGAGCCCGCCGCCGCCGCGCGCTCCAACTAGCACTAGCAACGGAATAGCGCGCGCGATCCCGCGCCGCATTTAGAGGACACAAGGTCATGGCCACACTTTCCGAAAAGCATCGCGAGCTAAAGCGTCGGCGTTCCGAGATCGTCGCCAAAATGGGCGCGATCGTGAAAGAGGATACCGACGACAAGCCGATCGACGAAGCCGGATCGACGACGTTCGACGAACTATCCGCCGCACTCGCCGCGATCGATCAGCGGCTACAGCGCGTCGCCGCCGCCATGACCGCCGCCGCCGAAGGCGCACAGGACGCGGCCGATGGCGACAGCGAGGACGACGACGACGCCGACAAGGACCTCGACGACCGGCGCGGCAGCTTCCGCGTCAAGCCCGGCGCCAAGGCGGCAGCGCAAGCAAAGCGCGATCCGTTCGCCGGTATCAAGGAAAAGCGCGGCGTCCGCGCGGCGCGCTATGTCCTCGGTCTGCTCCACGCGCGGTTCAATCACGTCTCGATGGAGAAAGCCTCCGAATGGGCCGCGAACCGCTTCGGCGATGATCTCGTTGCGCGCGCTTTACAAGCCGGCATAACCGGTGAGGGCGGCGCCTTGATTCCGCAGGACTTCATGGCGGACCTCATCGAGCTATTGCGCGCCTCGACGGCCGTGCGCGGGGCCAATCCGATGGAAGTCGGCATGCCGATGGGCAACCTGACTATTCCGCGTCTCGCTGGTGGTGCGACCGCCGCATACCAGAACGAAATGGACGACATTGCGGTATCGCAAGAGCGGTTCGACGACGTGAACTTTGCCGCTAAGAAACTGACCGCGATGGTTCCGGTCTCGAATGATCTGATCCGCCGCGCGCCGATCGGCGTCGAGGAGATCGTGCGCGACGATCTCGTGCAAACTATCGCGCGTCGCGAGGACCTTGCTTTCCTACGCGGCGATGGGACCGATAAGGGGCCGATCGGCATGCGCCATCTGGTGTTGCCGGCGAACCTGATAACGGTCACCGCCATGCCGGCGACCCCGGCACCGGGCGACCAGCTAACCGCGATCCTGTCCGGCGCGTCGGCGGCGATCCTGGCGTTGCAGAATGGAATGTCGCGCATGATCCGGCCGACCTGGATCATGTCGCCGACCGTCGCGCGCTTTATCGGCACGGCCAGGGATCAGGTGGGCGGCTTCTACTTCAAGGAAGAGGTCGAGCGCGGTCAATTCGAGGGCTATCCGATCCGGCTGACGCAGCAGATACCGACCAACCTCGTAATGACGACGTTCACCAAGGCCAGCGAAGTCTACTTCGTCGATATGGCAGACTTTGTAATTGCCGACACCTATAACGTCGTCGTCGATGCGTCGGACGTTGCGGCATACAATGACGGCGTATCGATGGTCTCGGCGTTCCAGCGCGACCAGTCGTTGTTCCGCGTTATCGCCGAGCACGATTGCAACATGCGGCACTTGCAAAGCTTGGTCGTACTGCTGACGCAGGATTGGGCATTCTCCGGCGTTCCCGGCTCGGCCGGCGCGCCGTTCTCGACGCAACCGCTCAATCCAACGTGGTCGCAGGCGCCCGCGATCCGGCCCGCGCTCGCGACCGGCGCGAACCCGCCGCCGACGCTGACCGATCCTCCGTAATCTCAAACAAACAGGAGACGACACGATGCCGGTGGAGGGAATTCCGCAACGCGATGTGGTGGTCACGTTCTCGACGCACTTCGCTAGTTACAACGCCGGAGAGTCGGCGAGCTTCACAGCCGACGAAGCGCAACGGCTCGCCGATCTCGGCGTAACCGGCGACGCCCCTCCACCGGCAGAGGCGCCGGTTAATACCGGCGTTCCCGTCGTCACCCAGGCGGCGGACGTGCTCACTTGCACACAAGGCACCTGGGACGGCTCGCCGACCGGCTACGCCTACGCCTGGGCGATCGACGGCGGACCGGTCGGAACCGATAGCGCGACCTATACCGCGTTGCCGGCCGATATCGGCTTAACCGCGACCTGTGTCGTTACCGCGACGAACGCGACCGGCTCGACGGCGGCACCGCCCTCGGTCGGCGTCGTCGTCGCGTAGCAAAGGAAACCAAGATGAGTGGCGTTGTCCCCGGCACGCTGGTCCACATGCGGACGCTTCGGCGTTTCTCGCATTACATGGCCGGCGAGCTTATCGCCGTCCCGTTCGACGCGGCGAAAGACCTCGAAGCGAAGCGGCTCGCGCAGCCGTTGCAACTATTCGTCCCGACGCCGGTCGGCGCGGCAATGCCGGTCGCCGAGCCGGTTCGGCAACCGGCCGGCATCGTGCGGAAATAGCCGCGGCATGTATGGCGGCTTCCACGTCATAACGCCGCCGGCAACCGAGCCGATTACGGTCGATCTCGCGCGCCGGCATTGCCGGGTCGATGCCGACTATGACGACGACCTGATCGCGATGTATATCGAGGGCGCGCGGCTTGAGGCCGAAGCCTATACCAACCGCGCGTTTTTCACCCAGCACCTACAATTCGCGATCACCTGGGGACCGCCACCGACCGCGACGCCGCTCGTGCCGCAGAGCTTGATCGTCTTTCCGCTCAACTGGCCTCCGTTGGTCAAGCGGCCGATCGAGCTTCCGCGCGCGCCTTGCCAATCGGTCGAGCAGATCACCTGGGGGCCGCTCGGCGACATGCAGCCGGCCGATCCCGAGGATTACGATCTCAACCTCGCGGTCGATCCCGGTTATGTCGCGGTCAAGCCGCAACTGCTGCCGCGCATACCGCAACAGTCGATGCTGATCGACTACACCGCCGGCTATGACGACGCGGACCCGGCGGCGGTTCCCATGCCGATCCGCCAAGCGATCCTGATCGGAACCGCCCACTACTATGAGAACCGGGGCGACGTGTCGGCAGAGATGCCGGCGGCGTTCTATCGGTTGCTCGATCCGTATCGGCTCTGGACGTTCGCCGGATGAGCCGAGACACCCACCGTAGCGCCGCTCCGGCAGGGGCTACGCGGCGCCGACGCGGCGGACGGCTCAACCATGCCTGATGATCCCTCCGGCGGCTACGCGGCGACGCTCGGCGCCTTGCGCTGGCGGGTTACGCTCTATCGCCGCGACCAGTCGCCGGCCGACGATCTCGCGCTCGCCGAAACCTTGGTTCCGCTCGCGACCGTCTGGGCGAACATCCAGCCGAGCCGGCCCTCGACGCTCTACCAGTCAACGCAGATCGACGGGCCGGTGACGCATATGATCGATATCCGCTGGCAGGACTATCCGGCGACGATCGATGTCGTCGCGCGGT